ACACACCACATAATAATTATAAGAATCATAGTATTCATCCCACCACCACATCTTTATTATTCTACTACAGTTATTAAATGTATATTTTATTTATTTCCATTTTCGTTTTATGTTTGCGCTGGGGATTGTTTAAAACGTTCAGGGAAAGCTGCCATCTATTATTCTAGCACAGGTCTGATTAGATGTATCGTATACACAAAGTTAAAGCATCAGCATTCTTGAGACTGCGGATAATTGTACTCCCTTTAAATCTCACCGAGTATCACTAATCATATCTAGTTCTGGCCCTCTCGAAACCAGATGACTGTGTAATGGTATGAATTCTTGCGATTGCTGTTTCCATAACAGCTAGTCTTCTCCCTATCTCAGTCTGACCTTCTTCCATGGTGGTTATTCGTGATGTAAGAGAAGTCAAGAGTACCAAACATCGATCGAGGCATTTCTTTATATTATCCAATGAGGCTACAGGAGTTCTAACTTCAGTCGTCTGCCTACTACTCTCTTCCGGAGGTTCAGCCTCTACCTCGTCGGCCCAACTAGAAATTTCCCTCACTCTATCGTCTCCCATTATGACTGATACAAACTACAGGGATTGATGGAAAAAGAATGCTAAGTTTTGTGCCTTCTGGCCATGGTTTTTATTTAATCTAACCTAACTTACCCTAAAAACTCCTTTTTCTTTGATTTTCTTCTCGTTTTCTCTTCTATTAACAGCTTACTTGTCTATTAGTAAATGAAAGTGGTTATAATAAGAATGTGTTAAGTAAACAAGGTTCATAAGTAGTTAGTCAATGTATATAATCATATAGTTTCCATAAAGTCAATATCAAAATCAAATCATTTAAAAATCAAATCAAATATTTATTTATTTTCGTCGTATATAATGACGTCCAAATGGGACGATTTCATAAGAAGGCACATTTAATAGCCGTACGGGACAGCTGCAGCTCTCATAGCATCCAACAGAGCTTGATTCTCATTACCGTTGATTTCAGGCTCTTCACGTCGTTCATAGTCATCGAAGATAGCTGCAACTCGATCAGGGTATAGCGGAGTTCGTGGGAAGCCTGCATACTGACGCAAATCTGAATCCCCTAAGTATCTGATTAAGACCTCCTTAGCCACATACGCGAGGTTTTTGTATCTATTCGAGGCGACTCCCTCCATCGTACTCGTAAACCCATAATAAGGGTTGTCTCCGATGAGGGTGAACGCATTTGTGGCCGCTTGAACCTCGTTGGGGTACAGGGCACACACTCGGGCCCATGGGAAGTCGGGCCTGGTGTCCATGGCCTTTTTGATTGTGGTGATACAGGTTAGCCCGGATAGAGCCGCCTGCCTGATGATAATTTTCAGACGAAGGTTGTCTTCAGGGATAATGTCCTCGATCGCCTTCATTCTCGAGGCGACATTCTCACGGGTGAGTGTAATCGGAAATCTGTCATGGTACCGTCTTATCAGATCAGTTGACAGAGTGATCTGCCGGCCCAAGTCCGTACGAACACCATCAAGGATCTTTTCAAGGCACATCTGTGAAACCATCCCCTTCTTGGCTATGGCTGTTATGGCACAGGTGTAAGCAGCTAGGGGTGTGACCATAGGACGAGCTTCAAGATCTGCTCGTATACGGGCCATGATCTCATCGAACATGCCTTGATAGTTATCTCGAGCAATGTAGTTGTTGTTCCCTTGGTCGTTATTTCCCTGCTGGCCAGCCCCTGCTGCCCCAGCAGCCTGAGGAATGGGTGCCAGCCTACGCATGCCTTCCAGGTTGCAACATGTGATCATCTCTGGGGTCGTCAGAATGGCTAGGCATGCGGCGTTCATCCTCAGTATCGACGTCTCTTCGTTGGCAGTCTTCTCCGACTGGTACAGACCTGTCATCTCCGCAATCATCAAGACTTGGAGAGGAATTCTTCCGTTTTCGTTTATGGCCTGCATTCGAGACTGACATATGACGTTAATCAGCATAGGAAGATAATTAGCTTTATCATCCTGGGACATCTCTGCCACTCGCGGATTATTCTTGAAGATCAACTCGCGATACACAGAAGCTCCCACTAAATGTCTATTCACCAAGTCTTCCATCCAGTAGATTGATGATGCATCCCTGAGGCCTCCGATTGCCACGTCTCGATCATAATCCTCCCCTAACATGTTTGCTCTGTTTGCCTCCAAGCTCCCGAATGCACCTCGCGCGTTATCAACTGCTCCCCCACCCGGTATTCCTTGATTCTGCCCGTCAGCCATGTCTGCGTGGTTGTCTTCTTCCTGCTCAAGGACTTCTTCTTCTTCTTCACTCGAGCTACTAGAGTCTTCGCTGTCAGGTCCGTATTCTTCGTCGTGATCGATAAACAGACGGCTTATCTCAGATCCGAAGTCCGAGTATTCACTATCGCTCAATGCTTCAGGTTCACCAATCAATTTAGAGGTTGACTGGGTCCCTGAAGGCCCTGCTACCTCGTTGTCTTGAGGCTGCAGCGTCACCTTAGACAGGGATTTCCTCCTCTCCTCCAACTTCTCCTTCTGTTTTGTCGCCCCTGTCTTTTTCTTCTGTTTCCCACCTATGGTGCCTGCGCTCTGTATTTCTCTCCTAAGATCGGAATAATCGAAATACCAAAACACCCGCACTTTATATCCCTTGAAAACTTGATCGTACTTCCGTCTAGCCTCGGTATCCAAATCGTGCTTTGTTAGCACTAGCCCCAACTCGGGAATAACCACTGTTTTATCCGTCCAAAATATGTATCCTTCTTTTTCTAGTCGCCTCTTGAAATCTCTTGAATAGTTGTCGCAATCGCGTAAATGCTCGAAATCTTCTCTACAAATCATGTGCCTTCAGGCCACGGGTTTTGTTTTTAAACCAATCCATCGGAAGGAAAGTGATGGAAAGGGAAGGGGTAGATTGGTCTGGAAATGGGTTAGAGGAATACATTAGAAGAGTCAGTATAGAAATCAAGGGCGCTCTTACCAAGTGTATATAAATCTTAAAATCATATGTATGGCCGTAAGTATATCTTCTTATCCTACTTAAGTACATACCTAACTATTGGATTAAAACTTTCTTATCATCTATTTAAATGCGGTTATGCGTGTTTTATTTCTACTCTACATATGGTCATCTTAGGTCTATCCTAAGTAATTGGAATCGTTACGATTTGCGTGAGGAGTTGGTACCTCTTAAGCATTTGGCAACTTTGGGTAGCAAACCTGATCTTTGGGTGCAGAGGGCATATGATAAGGTTCTGCAAGTACAATGTGTTCATCATATTTTCCACACTCTTTCATTGTTATGGCACACGGATCGTCTTCATCAGCCTTAGGTTTGGTCGGCTTGTTCCTTAGAAGGAACCAAGTACAAGCGTCCCAGAACATGCCGCACATGTACCAGGAGCATCCGAAGACCTCTCTAAGCGAGTATGCATGAACAGCTGTATCAATAGCAAATTTGATAAATTTGCCGCAAATCCAAAATCCTAGCAATCCGGACACAACGTTTCCAAGCCATGAGAACCATCCCCACATTCTACTTGTCAGGGATTGAGCCAAATGCTCCATTGTCTCGTCATCGAGTAATCCGTGGATCGATACACCTTGCGGGATCGTTCCCGTCTGGGTGGTGATGCGCGTCAAGATATTGGTTATCGCAGATCTCTCGGATGGGAACATAACCTCATGTCTCAGCTTGTCAAGCGCCTCCTTTGTGTATAATCCAGCCTGGATCAGAGATCCCGGATCTGTATATTTCCAGGTGTCCCTAACCTTCGGGTTCAGTGCTCCCGGTGCTTTTACTAGGTGAGGCCCGGAATGCACCTTGTACCAGTCTTCGTTCAGATAGAACGTTGGGTACATGAGTGAATTGCAATCCACTTGCGTACCATATTGCTGGATTAGTCTGGACCTAGGTGTCACGAAAGTGGACTTGTTCAAATACGTAATCGGGATTTCTTGATAGCATGAAGGAGTCTCTCTTAACTGGACTTCTACAGGCTGGCACTGTATGATGTATACGACTTCTCCCATTTGCAGAGCTGTGTATCCGGGTCCTCCCATAACGAGGTAAGCGAACTCTATGGGATTAGAGCTTGCCATTCCGAGTCTTGTTTCGAGCACTGTTCTCTCCAAGTCGCACCTATGACGAACGACATCTTTATAAAGACTCTCGATGCTTGATCGGAGATGTCTCTCTACATGGACAAACTTGCTATTTACATAGGTAAACATATCCATGTTCTTTGCCGATTTGATCGTCCTGGTAAACGGCTTGTCTCCTCCGTCGGCTACATAGATAAATAGGCTAGGATGTTCCGTAGACAACCCTTTTAGGTAACAGAGGGGAACAGGGTGAGAGGCCATAAGGCTGAAGATGATGTCTCCTGTCTTGACCGAGTACATTTTCTGTACTTGGCCATTAGATGTTGCAGTAGTCTCTACTGCTTCCCCTGAATACAAGACGTTGTACTGGTCTTTGAGGCAATCATTATGCTGGGTGTATTCCCAGTACGTATTGCCACCTTCTGAGTCCATACACCCATCTTTGTTGTACGGACATGTGTAGCCTCCTCGTAAAGAGACCAGGCCTTCGTCTTTCTTCACGGTAGTTTCGTAGTCATACAAGGTCAGAGTTATAGAAAGCTCGACTACAACGTCCTTGTATACAACCCCTTCGGCGGTGTAAGATCCCCCTGTGCAACTTCCTTTAAAATCGTTATCGCCAGCGACAATCTTGTGGTAGGTCTGAGTTGAGTTGAGTTTCAGTCGGTCTACGATCGATCCGTACAGGTTCCAGGTTTTTGTGACGTGCATTCCAATGCAGGCAGTACGCGAAATATCCTCCACGTATTGTGTAATAGCTCTGGACACTAACGACGAGTGCGAAAAAGAGCCGCAGTGATAGATAGTTCTTATCATCGCTGCCTTGCACTGATAGACGTGGATCAAAGAGTGTTCATTGATCTGTAGGAGCTGGATCTGTTTCGTTTGAGTAGACACCTGATCGGGGATATCCGGACACTCTCCGACCGCCCATATGGATAGAGCTGTGAAATTGGTGCGCTTGTGGGCGCAATCGTAAGCAATAAAGCCTGACGACACTGCAACATAATACAGGACGATTCCTGCGAACAACAAACTGAGCTTCATCTTAAAAGACAGAGCGGCTTCACTGTAGCAATAGTTGTTCAAATTAATAGCGGAACACAAGAGAACACTTGAAAACAATCTTATAACAATCTTTGTGCCTTCTGGCCATTTTTATTATTTGATGTTACAACAAGAGAGGTTATTTCTCTGTTTTCGTCATTTTAAATTATGTGAACTAACATGAAGAGTTTACCAAAATTGCAGTGCTTACATAGCAGACTTGTAGGCCTCTAACCATGCTAGGAACCAAAGGAATATGGAAAAACCATTGCAATAAGCGTTCCAGATAGGAAGTCTAAACCCATCTGCCAACTGTCCATGTTGACTGTACAGAATGTGCCTATTTGCTGTAAGCTCGGGAGGAAGATCTCTTACCTTAAACCTACGAACATGGGCACAAAAAGAGTTTATTAGCCGTGCCACCGTGTAAGAACCGTTCAGCAAGTGGCTTGGTGCATTAAACATGCCTGCAAACACAAACGATCTGCACACAAGCCGTCCTCGACTTGACCTTAAATCTGCCAAGTGAGACGATCCATTGATGTCGTTAACAGTAAGCTGTTTATCTAGCTGATCAACGATTTTGTCTGCCTGGTCTTTAATGCTGTAAATTCGTAGGAATTCTCTATAGACCTCGATTCTCGACCCTTTAATGTCAGCGAGCTTAAGAAGGTTGTTGAGTGCAACATATCCTACTGACATCTTGGTGAGCTGTTCTAACTTAGATACCCACATCGGAGTCATCTGTTTCATCCACATCCAGTTGTAAGATATGGGGAATTCGAGTCGTATCTGTTGGTTGAAATCTTGCGTGTTCGGATAGACGGAACGAGTCCCGAGAGCCTGCATGGTCCTATGGTATATGTCCTTATAAGCTGCTAGTAGTTTAGGTATTGGAGCCTGTCTGATGGGATTTTGACCGATAATATATAGCGTATCCGGAGCCGACACGGAGTGCGGTCTGATAAGGTATGTATCCATGAAGATTGACCTAATAGTACTCATAAATCTTTGAGAAAGTTCAGTAGTACAGAATCTGACTTTGCAGATAAACAACCCGTTGGCAGATAACAACTTTAGGCAGCCTCTCACTACATTCACCCATATTCTCTCCGCCAGTGTGTCATCACTTTCCATGATATCAATATCACAGGTTAATATGTGACAGACCCCTATTAAGTCCATGTACTTGTCGATAGTCGATACATGCTTGAGGTCATACACACCCTGGTACATATGATTAGTGACGATTGTGTTCCCACCCGCTTCAGTCATGGCAGCATAGGGTAGCTGGACTTGGTCAGATTCAGGCAAAGAATTGAAGAGAATGTTACATCCTGTACTATTCAAAGCGAACCAAGAAGTGAAGCTACCTACCCCGTCCGCTAGACATACAATGTTGAGGTTCTTCAGAACATCAGGCGGTTTAAAGTTCATGTATAGTATAATTTCTGACAACGTCGAGGCTGACGCATTGCAATAACCGACTGGTTGACATGTAGCATATCCTGACGGCTGATAAAGCCCTTGTTCTTGAGGGACTGTCGGGGTATGGAAATCATGTTTTTCTTCTGAGAGATAATTGAATGTAGGTAACTTCACGTGATTAGTTCCTGTGTTTTTCATAGCTGTCGTAATAGTATAATGGAGGTTTCCATCTCTAGCATCCGGCCTTGTGGGTAATCTCGCATCCTGTTCCTCAAATTCTAGTACAGTTGATGTGCATTCAGCAATAGATATATTATACACCTTCACTTCACGATCTAGAAAACCAGATATGGTATCAACGACGGTGTCGTAGTTATCCAAAAACGCCTGATATAACTCTGTCCACGATAATTTGGAAAGTCGCTTGATTCTCCGGATGAAGCTTGAGGCTTCGATTCTAAGATCATTGGCGTCCTGGGAGTATGGATCGAATGATGAGCTAATATCGTCGATAAACAGGTCACTCACGATCCAGTCTGAAGATCCTTCACAACTCTCCTTCACTTGGTATCTAGATATATCATGCGTTTTCAGAAGTCCATACCCCACACATATCGCTAGTGCCTCTTTTTGTTCGAATACTGACAACATACCGGAGGTTACATGCCTGAGTCCTTCTTCAATCTGTCTACGGACCATGTCTGTGATATAAATCTTAATATTCATTAAACTTGCGATATATTGGTAATCGCTGATAATTATAAGCGGTATAGGGATGACTCTTGTTGACCATATTTCGTAGCAGAAGCTCCCAAACAGGCATGCCACTCCTTCTGCGGTGTGGTAGTTCAGTGATGTAGGAACCTTCAATGCATCAGAGAGACAGTTCATCATAGGACCTAGTTGCTGAGCTTCGTACAGTTCCTTAAGCAAGAAAAACCACGGCAACCTTGTAGGCTGTTCAGTCATAAGGAGGCCCACTAGTTCGTCCTCTTCAAAGCTTGGGTACATACTAGCGATCATGGTTGCTACTATTGTTACAACAGGAACCAGAAGCGCTTTTGTGGGTATCTTGCTAAGATAGTGTTTGTCTATAACTTTTGAATGATTGCTTGTCATACTCTTTAAGTTCTCTATCCCTTTATGGGTTGCATTCTCAAACCCGTGCTTCGCTATGAGATTATTGGTAGCCTTCAACTCATTCATGGCGAACACATACATCGCAGCCTGGAGAGCAACGTCATTAGGGATCTCTCTGTTGAAAGCCTCTTTCATGTACCTCTCATTATCGGCTACAGCCAACGACTCTCTAAGGATGCGTTTCGAGTTCTGGTCGAGCATCGTAACTTGTAAGGATTCGAATCGTATTGATCGAAAGTTCTTCCGCTTGAATAATATCGGTTTTTCATTGATATGGCCTGAGCAGAATTCGCAATTACTTGTGACAATCCAATATTCACCTGTCAGATTGACATTTCTCTGATAATCAAGAGGAATCGATAATACTGAGACAGCATAGCACATCTGGTGGAGGACGTTAAATCGGAGGTGTTTCCGTGTAGTAGCAAGAGTAGTGTGCATGTGGGTCTTCCACACGACTCTCCTATACATGTTCCCTAATACGTTCGGCACAATGCTAGTCCGATAGTTGGCAGCACGGACATGATGCTGGATGGATCCTCTGATCTTATTCCGAGAAAAGGGAGATAGTTTCTCAAGTGGCATATCTGTGTATAATTGTAGTATTCGCGTAACTAGCTCTCTAATATCGGATGTTATCGGGTCACCTTGATCGTCAACATACGTTGAATCAGTCCAAGTGACTATGTCAATTAGCTTCTGGACTCTATTTAGAAGAAAGTCTTTTTCGACTAAATATAGTCTGGGCATCATGGATTTGTCTGACGTGATATGCCCAACAAACGGTCGAATCACTCCCGCTTTGAAGTGATCTGGACTCCTCTTATCCAGGGTTTCGGTCGGTTCTGATATCGTCAACTGGTAGTGATTCTTGTATGCCCAGTCAACGTGAGAAGACGCATCCTGATTTGTGATATAAATCTGATGCTGAAGTGGGGGCATAGTGATTCCTGTGACAGGCTTTCCATAAGCATATTCTCGTATATTGTAAGCCGCCTGACCAGGGCAAGTATTGTAACAAAACCTCAATATAGAGACCACGTCGCCTTGTGGGCCCGAGCTGAGAGTTCTTACTCTCCATTCCTGTAAATTCTTTTCCGACCTAACGATCCTGCGAAGCCTATGGAAAGTGGACTTCTTCCCGAATCGAAGAATTAGCATTTCATTGACACTTCTAGCCGATTCGAACTTCCTAACAAGCTCCGAGACTAAAGATACAGGCAAGCACGCGTATATTACGGATAGTACTTTCGCTTCATAATGGCTAGCGCTCGTTAGTATTTCCATAACAGTATCAGACTCATCTGACTTGGCGGCTTCCAAGAGGTCCCGTATTCCTTGATTTCTTGTGATTCTAGGGAGGGCATCTGCAACCATATTTCTAAGAACAGTCGACGGTAATGGTGGTCGGGATATCGGTACTGAGTACATGTCTCTACATAGCCCCTCACAAGTTGTACTAGGTGGGCTCGAGATGTTGCAGAATTTCGTCATCTCGTCATGAACTGACGGGTAGAAGTTCCGGCAGAACTGCAATAAACCTATAAAAGGGCTCATGAGATCTGACTCCGCCCTCACAAAGAAGTTATGGTAGTAAATGATAGGAAACCCTCCGAATATGCTCGGCACTAGCATAAGTGCTGTGTGTGCGTCAAGAGATAGATCCTTATATAAGCTGTTAGTTGCCAGATAATAAGCGCTCCATGTTACAGCTGTATAATAGCATGATACGGGGCTCATACCTACCTTTGATGCGCTGTGTGCATTACTGAACGTGCTGGCGATATACTCGTCCATTGTTGGTATGAAGGCATTATTTGCACCATAGCATTTCTGAATCTTACGGAACGTCTGAGGGAGTTCTATATATCCGACTGAAGCAGTTTTGGAGAAATTGAAGTAAGTCTCGGATCCGTAACTATCCAGAATTTTAATCTTATGACCTAATGAACTCGCTGTTTCTGAGAGTCTCTGAACAATTTTATTTTTGAATCCGGCAACGTCTCCATTTTCGATTTCTCTATAGGGGATACTTAAAACCACACGACAATCATCACCCTTACAGAGAACCGTGTATCGGATAGACATTCCGCTAAACGCGGTCTTGATTTGGCTGATGTAAACCACCACCCATGTGTCTTGATTAAGGCCTTCAATTCCTCCATCTTGACCATGCCAGTAGTATGTTCCAGACTCGTCTGGGACATAATATAGTGTCTTGTTGTACGCAAGGTGTGTTTTCGAGAATATATTGGTCCCATATATCTTATCTAGGGTCGGAGCCATCGCATCGTCTACAGTTTCTGGTCTGAAATGGTTACACCAAGACGAGGCATCTAGATTAACAGTTATCGTGACATAACCGGGAAAGGCATCTTTCATTCGCCTAAATCCTTCTAGTTTCCTTGCGATTTGGAGCTCCGACAGGGTCATGGCTTGCTCATCACTATATAAATCTAAATATTGCATGACAGCCTTCTCCTGGGCTAGACATCGCAGCCTATCCTCGTACGTCTTGCATCCGAATCCTCTGAAATCTATTTTGTGCTCTTTTTCCTTCGGCACTATCCTGATTACCAGATAGTTCATCAACTCATCCAGAGTCGAGGATTCACAATACTGTTCAATGTAATTCACATGGTCTAGAGCTGACGTAGGGTGAAGCAGGTATACGAGCAGTAGTCGAGTATCGGCCCACCTTGTTCTCATATCTTCTTCCTGATTAATGTACATCGATATTACCTTACTCCTCAACAGGCTCAATGTCTTGTCTTTAAGATAGGGGATGGCATTTTCTAACTTAGAGAACTTAAGATCAGGTTTAAGATCAACGAACACAAAATCCATGATTTTTGCTTCTCCGAATCTTTGTGTTATGGCCGGGGAATTGTAGTATTCGCCATACAATGCGGCCATTCTTAACGGTAAAGGTGCCAATTTAGACGTTATCACGTGAGGTGGCCATTTCTTGTACCGAGTTATATATTGTTGGATATAGGCCTCCTTTATATAGCATATGCACTCTACTATTTTTCTGTAATCCAGTTTATAAGATTCCGTGGCTTTTTTGTGGATGGCCTTTGCCCCCCCTTCCATGTTTACTAGAGGGTGCCCGAAGAGCTTAGAGAGACATGACAGCTCACTAATTACTTCGATAGGATTCGATCTCAAAATGTAGCAAAGCTCTGACGACATATAATCAAACCCTGTAGCTTCTAGCAACTCTTCGCATACCAGCTTGAGAAATTCATCATTCTTCCACTTCTCAACCTTTCTTAGAGTCTCACCTGTAACAAGTGATTCTAAGGCCTTCGTGATCTCGAAGAATTTATTCTTATACAGCTGTGCGTATGAACACATTACTTTACAAAAATCTACAACTGTCTCCTTGATGGTAGATGGCATAGCACTTCCGGCTTGAATTTGAGACATAATAATCACGGACGAGAGATCACACAGCTTATTATGAATTAATAGCATGTAAGATTTCGGCATAATGTATGTGTGGCCGTCTTTTGTGAACGCACATAACTTCCTGGACCAATTTACAGTATAGTCGAGATATTCTAGTAGAGAGCTTTTACAGGACCGTAAAATCTCTGAAGCATCTTCAGTATTGTCTAGCTTGTATTTGTTAATAACGTAGGAATCCTCTATCATGATAGAGACACAGTGTGCTGCGTTTAAAAGGTTAGCAACTAAAGGATCTACATCTTGCTCCCGGAGCTTCGTCAGTAGTTTATGAACGTGATTCTTCTTGATGGAGGGGTCTACTCCTTCCATAATATATTGGAGCTGTATACTGAGAACTTTTTCTGACAGATCCATCATCTTTTTTATGTCAACGTTGTTCGAAGACTTGTTGATAACTCCTGCTTCCGAAGTTTCGAGGATACGGATCAAGATTTCAGCATACAAGTGAGGGGTCGGAGACCGAATAATGTCCTCCTCTTTGATGTTACCTAGAAGTATTTTGTCATCTTTGTTTAGCCTCTCGGGTTCTTCTAATCTTGAGAAAAATCCATCTATCTGCGACTGTCGTATCGCCGTATCGAATTTTCTATCGTAAACGAGCGAGCTCGGTACGTCGTAACTTACTTGCCTTTGTGAGATATTCATGACTGCAGCCAATAACTTTTATAAAAACAATCCTTACAATATTCCTTG